CTGTTATCCATATCCCTAACGTCAGTATCTCGTCGTCCCCATGGGGACAGTCTGACGTCTGGGACATCATTCCGCTAAACCGCGAGATGAATGAGAAGATGACCGAAGTCTCGGACATCATTAACTACCACAGCGCCCCCGTCACTATTATCACCGGAGCAAAGGCTTCACAGTTGGAGCGTGGTGCTAAGAAGGTCTGGGCAGGTCTACCTAAAGACTCCCGTGTGTTTAACCTAGAGTCTCGTGGTGAGATGGCAGGCGCTATGGAGTACATGCAGGTCATCAAGCAGGCAATGCACGAGATCACTGGTGTCCCCGAAACCGCTTTGGGACGTACACAGCCGATCTCTAATACATCTGGTGTTGCTCTTGCCATTCAATATCAGCCAATGATGAACCGCTACCATATGAAGCGGACGCACTTTACTAAGGGCCTCGTACAACTGAACGAACTCATCATTCGCACACAGGCCGTTCACGAGCCAGAGTCACTCCAATGGAACCCGGCAGAAGCCACGTTCCCAGAGCCAGACCAGTTGCAAATTCTAGATCCTCGTGACCCCCTGACATATCGCACGTCGGTTCACTGGCCTGACCCACTACCGGTTGACCAGTTGATTAAGTTGAACGAATTGCAGGCCAAGATGGCTATGGGTCTGGAGTCCAAGCGTGGTGCGCTACGCGCACTTGGCGAGGAGTTCCCCAACGAGAAAATGGCCGAGGTCTTTGAAGAGTTGCGTGATGACGCTATGGATCAGGGCGCTCTAGAACTCATCAATGCACAGATATCCGCATCCGTTATGGCTCTTACTGGTATGGTATCCCCAGAAGGAGCACAGCCTGCAAGTGGTGGTGACGGTGTCACCAGTGCTGGCGGGTCGGATGTAACTTCTGCCGGTTCCGCACAAGAGGGATCGGGAGTAATGCCGGGGGTTGACCCCTCTGGCGACGCAGTAAATCAACTGGTGCAGCGGGCATACGGAGCCAATTTGGCTCAACGTCGTGTGCCCGATTCAGACGGATAATACGGACTCTATTCAAGCCATATAAGCAAGACCATTGAGGTAGAAACAATGTCAGAAGAAATGACTGGTGACGCTGTCACCATTGATAACCCTGTACAGCAGGCTGCTCCTGAAGAGGTGGCCCCCGCTCCCCAGCGTGATGCGAACACTCGTATGTTCTCGCAAGAAGAAGTGGAGTCCATCCGCCGTCAGGAGAAAGACAAGTTGTACGACAAGATTTCCAAGTTGCAGGAGCAAGTTGAAGTCTTTAACCATGAGCGCGAAGAGCAGAAGCGTCTCGCTGAGGAAGTCGCTGCCCGTGAGGCAGAAGAGCGCCGCCTCCGCGAGGAAGAAGAGATGAGCGCCAAGGAACTACTCCTCAAAAAGGAAGACGAGTTCCAGCAACGCCTCAACACTGCACAGCAAGAATGGGAAGAGAAGTTCACTGCGCTCCAGCAGGAGTCTGAGGCTCAGCAAGCGGTTCTTGAGCAGGAGCGCCGCTTCCAAGAGTTAGAGTCGTTCAAGTCTCGCCGCATTGCCGAAGAGCAGGACAATATCATGCCTGAGTTGATGGATTTTATCCGAGGAAACTCAGAAGATGAGATTGAAAGTGCAATTTCGGCTGTAAAAACCAGAACTTCTGCTATTCTGGAGAATATCCAGCAGGCGATGCCTCAACAGCAACGTCTGCGGGGAGTCCCGGCAACGGGGTCAACCCCAACTGGGCCACTGGAGAATATGACGGAGCAGCAAACCTTCACTTCGGCGGATATCGCTGGAATGTCGATGGAACAGTACGCACAAGTCCGAGATCGGCTCTTGGCATCAGCCTCTTTTAGAGGTCGCTAACACTTAACCATCAACCCAATATCCCACGGAGGATAACACAATGGCCCTTCCAGCCCCACAAGGTGGCGCGATTACCGGTGCCGATCTTAGTGCAGTTACTACGACCGGTTACTCGTCAGACGCCACACTCTCCCCAGCAATTCAACAGATCTGGAGCAAGGAAATTCTTTTCCAAGCAATGCCGGTTCTCCGCTTTGAGCAGTTCGCTGTTAAGAAGACGGAACTCGGTGTTCAGCCCGGTCTGACCATCAACTTTATGCGTTACAACAACCTCTCGGTTGACCAGACTGGTTCTGAGTTGACTGAAGGTGTGCGTATGGAGCCTGTGTCGCTTACCGCTTCACAGATCCAGATCACCGTTAAGGAGCATGGTAAGGCAGTTGCCGTCACCGAACTTCTCCTGAACGCAGCATTTGATGACGTCATGGCCTCGGCTTCACGTCTTCTCGGTCGTCACATGGCACAGTCCATGGACACGCAGGCACGTAACACCCTCTACCAATCGGCAGTGCCGTTCGGTGGTGGGTCCGCTGTTCCTCCGAGCGTTGTGTTCGGTCGCACCGCCGCTACTACACGTGGGGCCATCTCGCCTTACGACGCAGGCACGGTCGGCACCAACACCGCCCCCGGCTACCTCTCACCGGCTACCATCAAGGACGCCGTTGAGGTTCTCGCCGGACAGAACATCCCACGCTTGGGCGACACCTACGTGTGCTTCGTTCACCCTTCACAGAGCCGCTCGCTCCGCGACTGGCCTGAGTTCATTGAAGTCACGAAGTACGCCGCACCCGGCAACTTCATGCTCGGTGAAATCGGTCGTATCTACGACGTGGTCTTCATTGAGACCACTCAGGTCACGAAGGGCCTTGACACCGGCATCGCCGCACTTGACGGTGACCAAGACGCAGACGCAGGTACTGCCGACACCCACAACACCAACGCGTACAACGCTGTCATGATTGGTGACAACGCCTTCGGTCACGCCATCAGCCTTCCGGTTGAACTGCGTGACGGTGGTGTGATCGACTTCGGTCGTGAGCACGGCTTGGCATGGTACGCAATCTGGGGCTTCGGTATGATTACCCACGAGTCCCGCGTTGTTATCAACACTCTTGGTGGCTCCATCTCCTGATAGACCCGCCAACTGAGTTACTGGTTATAAGGGGC